AGAGTACCCGGATAAGAACCACCGGAATTACCATTCAACCATGCAGTTTCTTCGATTGGTGTTCCTGTTCGCAAGTCAAGGTCCAAGAGGACATCAACTGTGCCGTCAGTAAAGTCACCAGTTTCGTAACTGATTGTCATGCCTTTGTGTACTTCTGTTTGTGTTACCATAATATTTCATCTCCATTATTTTTTTTTCTCAATCATCCTCACTTTAGGTCACGGATTGAAGCGTGTCCTCCGAAGAAAGTAGTCCATAGTTCTCCCATAGTTCGGTACATTCCCTCTTGTCCAAGACGGTTGATTGCGAATGGGTCGCCGGTTTCAATACCGGATTCAAAGTATTGCGTTGGGATAGCAGTAGAGAAGTAAAGGTAATCCGTGTCGAGGAAATACATACGGCTCAATGTGTCTGCTTGAACATCCTTAGATGGGATGATAGGAACACCGTTGTAAGTTGCAACGATAAATCCTGCTTCAATTCCCGGTACACCCTTAACACCATTGTAGGTAGGGGTGATACGCTTTTCCTCCATGAATCGCTGTTGCGATTGGAGAAGTTGTTGAAGACGCATCAAAGTGTCATATCCAGTAAGGATAACCTTTGGATTGCCACCACGAGTCCAGCACTTTTGGAATATTGTGTCCAAGTGGTCGAGTGAAAGAGTTCGGTCAGTACCGGAGTTTTCATCGTGTTCAGCCAAAGACCAAGAGTTTGCACTGCGGTCAATTGAGTAAATGTCTTCATTAGAAGATGCAGATGCACCAGTTGTAACTCGGTCAAGAGACTCAAAATCGTTACCAGCGACAGTAGCCTTGTCAACAAGAAGCATCTTGTTGATATGCTCGGCGTGGTGCTTACCCATTTCTTCTTTGAGGATTGAACGAATGTCGCCCAGTCCGTCATCCTTGTCAGCAAGGAACATTGCGGTTTCGCTCATGTCGAAGGTGTGAACAACAGTCTTCGGCTTTGCGGCAATGTGTTGGAAAGTAGGCTTGGTGGTGTCCGGTAGAGTTGCGTTTTCTGCAACACCGCCACCAACAGTGAATGAAGGTCGTGCGGTGATAACTCTCCAACCACTGCGCTCCCAAGGTCGCTTTGGTAGGATTGAAAATGCATTGAACTCTTGGTTCAATTGCGACCAAACCTTGCGGCCATAAATCGCTTGGTATGTACCAGCAGTAGTAGATAGCATTGGGCTATCAGCCTTGAGCAATTCGCTACCGCTGTAGGAATATCCCATTGCATTACCAGCACCGTAAAAGTACCGTTCCATGTCAGTTACGCTTCGTATGTAGTCTCGTGCCATATAATTTCACTCTCCATTATTTTTTATTTTTTTCAAGCCCCTCGAATTACCGAACCGGCGAGATTGTGTACTTCATCCCAAGACATGTTACCCAAGTCTTGTGTGGATGGGACTTCAACATTAGATGAAGAAGCCGACTTTTGAATTGATGTGCCTTGAATGCCAATGTTATCAATACGCTCACTTAGTGCGTTAATTGACTTCATAACTTCATTGAGAGGCGCACGAGCATCGAACTCGGCTTTTTCTGCTTCATGCTTTGCGATTCTTTGTTCTTCTGCAAAGCGAGAAGCGAATTGAGATTCAAGGTCGCCACGGAATCCTTGTTCCATTGCGGCGGCTTTGTAAACTTCGTAAGCGGCTTCGATGTCACTTGAAGAAACATTGCTTGGGTTAATGTAACCCTTAGCCATTGAAACTGGTCCTAGCGCACCGGATGGTGTTTTACCGCCAGTTGAGGTGATTGCGGAGATTGCACCGGTTGAAGGTGAACCGTTTTCTTGACCTCGACCTCGGACTTGTCCGGCGAAGTAGTCAGCACCATCAACAGCATCGGGGTTGTCAAAGCCACCAAGTTGTGCCTTCTCCAAGTTGTCGAAGTGTGTTCGTGCTTGCATGGTATCTACACCAGCGGATTTGAGGGTGTCCTCCATCCAGTTTAGGTATTCTGCGGTTATAACATCACTGTATTCACTTTTTGCGTAGTTCATTTTGTCATCATCCTCTTTTTCTTCGTCTTTATCTTTAGCGGCGAATGGGTTTTCCTTCTTTTCATCGTCGGAATCATCTTTTTTGTCTTTCATGTGTTCCTTAAGGCCGGGAGGCATCTCGCCTTTTTCCATAGCGTCAAGTCGTGCTTCAAGTCTGCTCATTACATTGTTCAAATCGTTATCAATTTCTGTCATATTGGTGTCCTCCTTTAAAATACGAAACTGTGCTTCGGGGTTAATTCCTTTTTCACATATCGTTATTTCGTGTAGTTCCATTTTACTAATTTCTTGGTAGTCTCCATGTTCCCCATCCGATTTACGCACTCTCTTGAATGCTTGTCCACCGATGGAAAATCCTTGCAGATTTCCTTTACGGATTTCTGCGGCCACTTCACGAGCCTTTTCAATGTCGTTGCGAAGTGAAACAACAACAAACATACCAGCATCATCAACTTCGGATTTCCACATCCGACCATTTGAATCAACATAGGAGTCAATAACTTCTCCAACTTGAATGTTTGAGTGAGCAAGTTGTACATTACGGAACTTGTCACTCTTCATGAACCCGCTAAATGCATCCTTTAGTGCTGAACGGGTAATAAGGTCGCCTTGCTTGTCCACCAGTTCAACTGATGCGTAGCCAGCGATAACCATATCGGAACTGCCCTTAATGAGGGCGATACCGGATGTGGGTCGCTTTAGGGACAACATTACCCTCCGATTCATTGTCATGGTATATAGAATGTTTCTTTCACACTGAAAGAGTTGGAGTGCCATCTTCGTCGTCTAAAACGATAGACTCGTCTGCATCTGTTTTCATTTCAACATGAGTAATTGGTTTTTTCTTTTTATTCCCCGAATCAGCATCTTGTTCTTTCTCATCCGGTCTTACTTTACCATCATAATCGGGTAAGTTGCTTTCTTCTGTCAACCTTGTAGGACCACTTGGTGATTCTATCGGAGTAGCCATATCAATCCCTAAGCCTTTTGGCCCTGTCCAAGTTAGTTTTTCTTTGGCTAATTGGTCTAACGCTCTACTGATTACTTCAAGTGCTTTTTTTGTTGAAGGTTTGAGAAGGCGATTTTCGTCTTCTTCGTCGAGTACACCTGCTGACTGTCTGTCTTGTCTTTCACGACTTGGAGGTTTTTCCTCCATCATGTCCATTTTTACAAGATGACCTTCTAACATAAGAGGGGCAAGAGTATGCCAATACGGATGAAGACTCTCGGCAAGTGTCAACGAGTAATTTGATTTAGTTAAATCACCTAAAGCCGAGGATGGGTTATGTATGTACCAATTATCATCCATACGAGTAACTTGATACGATACAGTATCTACACCTTTGAGTATTACTTGTAATACACCATCATTGTATTCTAAGTCGTGTGGGATAAGAATAGGTGCAAATGATTTTGTCATTAAGTCAAGAGATTCAGCACTGGCCGCACCTTCGCCTTCACCTTCACTTTCTATTTCACGCACCTGTACATTGAACACATCTCGATTTTTTCTACGCTTCTTTGTAACACCTGTTACAGTCGCTCTTACTATGTCACCAACTTTGAATGCTCTTTGTTGTCTGTGCGCTGTACCTACATCCATAAAGAATTGACCTTTGTATTCTATGGCTCGATTACCTAATGATTCACCATCAAGAATTGGACCCGCACCCAACTGATATGTGTACGGTCCTTTGCCTCGACGGTCAAGAATAATAAAGTTAAAGTCACGACTTTCACGCAGTAACAACCACTTAGGATGACGACGCTCTCCTTTCATGTATGTGGATTTGTTATCTCTCAACAAGACTATACCGTGTTCTTTCTGTAAAATTTTAACAGCCTCTTCAAGACCTTCATCATCAGTCATTTTTGTATCATGTGGACCGGGTATTATGACATTTTCATGACTATCAAACTGTCCTCTTAGTACTTTCATGCGCTCGTGCATCAACATTTCAGCAACATTGGTATCATCGTAATTGATAATATCAATGATGTTCAAGTCTTCTTCACCTACAATACCGTCAATAACAAAGTTGTTATCATTTAATTCAGCAAGACTTTCTTTGAATGCTTTCTTTAATCCGACTTTACGCCCGTTTTCATCATAAGTGACAATCTCATTATCATTCTGTACTATGATAACTCGTTTACCATCATACCACTTACTTACTACCCATGAGCCACTAAAACCTCGTAAATGCTCAAGGTCACTTAAATCGAATATACGGTGCATTGGTCTAATTGGTGGAACCCAATCAGCATCCTCACCTTTCGTCAATAAAACATCGGGATTCAAAAGTGATGTAATGTAGTCACTCATCTCACTCAAGTTAAGTGCTGTTGGATTATCTTGTCCTATAGTTTTTGAGGTTTCTGTATCGTATTGCATAAAGGGCGGTATAGGGTTTTGATGCGGCGGTAGTGTTTCCAGTAATTGTTTTGTCATATCCGTACCATGGAGTTCTTCTAATGCACCTTGCCAAGTATTATGAAACAATTGAGGTTCTAAGTATGTGCCTATCAGTGGTTGTCCTTGAGCATCGAACTCAAAACCAACAGAAGGATTTTGAGGAATAGCAGAAGAGTGAACTACATCAGCACCAGTGTGTGTAGGCATAATACCGAATGTAGAAGGGTTGACTCCACCTATAGGAACTGGTTCGCTATTGATACCTATAGTTCTTACAGTTTCTTGAATAGGTGTCATGTTGTCGTCATTAACCGCATCAATATCTAAACTGACAATACTATCAAGGCGATTTTTTGTTCTTCGTGTATATGGTTTTTTACTACCTTTACCAGCACCTAATCTATTATGAACATCGAGTTTACCACCGGCTGGATAAAAACTTAAACCGTTATTTGCCATGTTTTGCCCAAACTGATTTGCTTCAAAATAATTGGTTGCACTCCCGACAGTGTTGTGAATAGGATGTGCTTTCCAATTAGTATGTCTACCTTGAGCATTATCAATAGCAAAATGTAAATTATTTTCTTCATAGTCTTGTCCAAATTGTTCATCACCGTGAAGTTGATGAAGTGAAAATTTATCATTGAATTGACCACTTGAGAGTAATTGACCGATTGTAGATACACGCAATGGTACTTCTCTTGCATTTGACTCGTCAATTATTGCTTGTACATGCGCTCTCAAGCGTGATTTTTGTTCACTTGTTTTACCCTCTAAGCCCATGCCTTCTAAAACTTCATCCGGTGTCATATTACCGTTTAACTCAAAACTGTTATCGAGCATATGACTCATTACATCACGATGAAATCCCTGTTGTTTAGGTTTAACAATTTTAGTCTCATCTGCCATGCGATACACAGGTGCTTTGATACCGTGTACATTATGGTCTGCTCTTGCAAGCCATCGTTCAGCGTCATACATCAAACGATTATGATTTGCTAAAAACTTCTCCGGGTCATTGATATCAAAATGATTTGGGTCGTGTTCTATTATTTTTGGATAAAGTAATTTAGCGGCTTCAAGCACAGCATTACGACTGTTTTTTGCAATTTTATCCGTAAGACCGGCATCTTTTTTCCACCAAGTACCTGCTTTACCAAGTACAGACTCGGTTGAACGGCGTTGTATTTCATTCAATTCTATTTGACTTGTTTGTAATTCTTCTTGTAACGCTTTTACCTGTTCGGGTGATTCCATGTATTGTATCATTTCAGTAATGGCATCTAATCGTTCAGTTAATTCTCTTTCTTTTTGCATTGCAGGTAACATACCGCCAAACTTCAATGCGGTATCAATGGTCCTTGTAGTAAATGTAGTGTCTTCTGTGGGTTTTATAGAAGTCTTACCGCTTTGTGTTTTGGCTTTTGCTTCTTCACCTTTTTGCCTTCGTAATTCAAATTCAAAACTATTTAGCCATTCTTTTAGTTCATTCATATCCCCATCATTTAGGAAAGAACCCTCTTGTTCCATACGATGTTTAATGTCAGCGTACATTGGGTCTTCTTCTGTTAAATTGCTAATGTGGTTAAAAATTCGATTAGGAGAATTAACCCCTGTTTCTTTTGCTATTGCTGTTAAAATACGCAAGGCTTTTGCGCTGGCTGGTGAGTCAATATAGTTTTTAACATTACCAAAATTTGGTTGTTTAGCACCCCAACCCATAAAATCCATATAATCCTCATGGTCTACACCAAAACTCACTGGTATATTACCACTCATTAAATCCTTTAATGCTTGTACAGAAGGCTTTTGTGGTTTATGTGGGTCAAGAGTGTGACCTAACATTGTTTTTCGCCAATGTTGTTTTCTTGCCTTTTCCAGCATAGGAGTGTCGGATGTGTTTGCACCGTACATAGATTCGGGTTGAACTTTAAGCATAGGATTGTGTGCAATTAAGGGACTCATATGCCTTAAACCGCCTTTCTTTTCTTCTGTAGTCATAGTACGAAGTGCATGAAGATATTGTGGGTTAAATGTTGATTTGTGTAAAGTCCAATTGTGTTTATCCCCTCGCCCTTTTTTCAATACTGTATTTACATTTACAGGTGAAAACATGTTTTGTAGTAATTCAGCATCATTGAATCTCCTAAACAAAGTGTAGGTTTTGTCTCCCTTTTTATTACCAACTTGCTCGGTATAACCGATAGGTCTTGCTTTTTCGGAACCAAAGTGCATACCTAAAGCCATGTTTAATGAATTTGGTTGTAACACTATTTGATTACCGTCTAATTCAAACAAACTTGAAGTAGCGGGAAATGACATATTTTTCGGCTTTTGTTCAAACGGAGTTGGTACATGTAAAGTGTCTCCTGTCTGCGCTCCACCTGTAATGTCTACAGGTTCATTACTTGCTATGTTTGCATACGCTTGTTCAATTTTTTCTTCTTCTGTTAATTCGTCTTCATTATGAGAAGGACTGTGAATAACTTCATTGTATGCGGCCAAAGTCATATCAGCACCACCAAATTGAGCGAAAGGATTACTCCAAAACTTTGCTGGTCCTATGGTGTGATTACCACCTTTGTCGAACCGCCAATGTGGGGGTTTTTCTTCATCGGGATGAGGACCATGCGGAGATTGTAAAAACGCAAGGTCTGTAGCAATGTCTTTTCTTTGTGATAGTAAAGTACCCCTTTGCATTGCTTCACTTTCCATTTCTTCTAAATGGTGAAGCGGGATTATAGGACCATCCATCTCTCCGTAAATAGGGTGATTAAGAAGTGGCTTTCGTGTTTTTGGGTTATAACCTGCAAGGAATAAAACATCCTCCATCGGCATACGAGTTAGTTCGGGGTCGGTAATTTTTCTTTTTTTGTAATGTCTTCTAACACCTGCTTGTAATTCTTTTAAAGCATATTTTTCTTGCGGTGCAACTGAATGTAAGTCGAGTCTTGGTAATACATTGAATTTTTCACCAACATCATCTTCTATGCCGTGTGTGTTATGTAATTCATCTATAATATAATCTGCTATACTTCTACCATTTATGTCATAAGAGTGTACCGCTTTACCAATAGCAGGTTGAATAAAACGATTTTCTTCTTGTTTGTAATCTGTTTCATTACTTTCTTGATACAAATGAGCGTTTGGACCAAAATGCCCACCTTCTCTTACCGCCCAATTCATTTCCGGTGTACGACGCATTAAGTTATTCCAAACTAATCGAGCAGAAGGGATATGTTCTCCGTTTGGTAATTTAATATCATTATGTTCATCAACTCCTTTTTCATGAATATGGCGCATAACAGCAGTTCTTTCTTCGGGGTTTAACCATTCAAGACCAAGGTGATACCCCTCTTGTCCTAATCCAACAGCATGTTTATCACCGTTTTCATCTACAACATATCCGCCACTTTGCCACTGCTTTGCTCTTTGATTAAAATGGTCTACTCGTAAACGATTTTCAGTTTCTTCTGCTGAACGACCATCAGCAAGATACTGGTCTTTCAATTCACTGTTAAGTTTATTCCAGCGTTGAAAATCACGCTCATACAATTCGTGTTGATGTGATACATTAGACTTGAAAGTTCTTAGGGAGCCGAGGATTTTTTTACCGTTATACCCAAAAACCAATGGACTTTTTTTTGCTTCTAAATACCTATGAAATTGTTTTTCCATCTCCATCTCTTCTTTAGAATGCCCGTTAAAAATATGACTTCGTAAAAGTTCTACATAAGCGGCATTACCACTTGTAATGTCCATTTTTAAAAGCGGGTGATTGGTATGGTGGAAAGGAAAATTATGTTCTCGATACGGGTGAGATGCAGTGGGTATATACCGAGGCCATACAGCGTGAGATTCTCTCACATTATCTGCACCCGCTAAACGGTCTTTCCAAACATGGTCTGTTGGTTCACCATGTGTATGATGTTGTGCGAGAAGAAAACCCGGACCTTCTTTGTATGAAGGTAGTTTTTCTACTGTTGTGGCTTTATCTTCTTCTTTTTGAATTAGTTCAGCCGTGTATTTTAACGACCTTGAAAGTGTATCTGTAGGTGCTTTGTTAAGAGATTCCCAAGCAATGATGTATTCAGCCGCACTAAACGCTAAGTCGTTACCATCGGCTAATGAAAGCAGTAATTCATCTTTAGCAAAGTTAAATTGTTCTGCTACCATGTTTTCACCGCCTCATGAAAGCGGTTGAAACTTAGGACAAGCAAAAATATCCATTCCATCATACAGATTGCAACCGCTACGAATACTACCACCACATGTACGACAAGCGATAGGTGCGCCACCCTCACTCGCTTCACGCATTGAAGCAGTTGGGTTTGCTTTCTTGATGGCTACCTTTGTCATGTAACCGCCTCAATACCTTCGTTCTGTTCCGCCTTCTGCATCTTCTCTTTCAGCACCAGTTCCAGCATGAGGATTCATACGACCGCCAAGTTTACCTAAGTCAACTTTTTTGTCGTGCTTTGCTCGCTTTGGTTTACCATCTTCGTATTCAATGGTGTTGCCATTTGTAGTATAATAAGAGGTCTTAGTTTGCCCACCGGATTCAGTAACCAAGTGTGGATTGATGTCAGTAATTTTTTCCTTTGGGAGTGGTTTTGGGTCAGCCAAAGGGTCAGCCTTCTCCATTTTACCACCACAGCCCATCTTCATACAAGCACCTTTGTCCACAACTTCTTTTCCACAACCGGGACATTTTTCTTTACCTTTCATTTTATTATCTTTGTCGGGTTTACCATGAGCCTTGTCACATTGTGCTTTTTGCTTTTCCGAACATTCGGAGTATTTTTTACCGAAGTTCTTCATACAATATTTGTCTTTTTCAGCCATGTTACCCTTTTCAAGTAAATCTATCCGGTTGTTCAATTGTTCTGCTTTTTCAAGCATTTTCTTTACTTCGTAACTTATTGGTTCAAATCTTGGCTTCATGTTTATACCTCATTTTGTTTTGCTGTTTGGGCCATCTCGTGAATGTCCTCCCAAGACATATTATGAAATTCTTCATTTGTCTGTGGGACAGAAGAGTTTACCCCCTTCATAATTGAATCATCATTCATATCATTTCTAAAAGCATCATTTACAACATTTTCAGTAAAAGGAGTTGTTGACTTTACAAGACCCATTTTTTTCAACATTAAATTAGGATTTGAAATCATTTTACGAAGACGCATGTTTTCTTGCTTGAGTGATTCAAGGTCGTTATCCATGCTTTCCATTTTCGTAATTAAAACACCCATCAATCGCTCCGCATCCGATTGTTCAGTCATTCAATCACCTCATTGAGAGTGTCGGCCAAAAGTTCCAGTGACACGAGTATAGTTTGATGGTCGAACCCCGTTTGAAATAGTACCACCGAGTCGTTGTCCTTGAAGAGATTGAGCCGAAGTAGGTCTGTTATTGAACTTCATAACTGGTGCGCCACCGGCATAGATATCATTCGGTCCTTGTGTGAGGCCGCTTTCAGCCTTTGCTATTGCCGCAGACAAATCTTCGGATAGATAATCTGCAACCTTGCGTACTTCATTCAAATGTTGCTTTGCTAAGTTAGCATCACCTGTAGTTAAAGCACTAATGAATGCTTTTTGGTGTTCTTCCATTTTTCTCGCCATTGGGTCCATTTTGATTAAATCCATTTTCAGCCCTACCTTATCCGATGTGGTTCTATTTTAAGAGTCTTTATGCGCCTTTGAAGTTTCTTACATTCATAAGAGCGTTACTATTTTGTTGCCCAATAGAGGGCTGTGGCCCTCTTTGTTGTACACTTGTTACAGGAGAGCCGCTACCAGCCGATGTACGGCGTTGTGGTGCGGCTGGCCCTCTATTACGAAGTCCCATACCTTGTCCACCCGGTTGTACTGGTGGCATCGGCATATTACCCATCGGCATACCCGGAGGCATACCTCTCATCATTGGTGCGCCAGCCATTGGCATACCCGGAGGCATACCGCCCGGAGGCATCATCGGAGGTGGTGCGCCTCCACCCATAGGTGGTGCGCCAGCCGGTGGTGCGGCAGGTTGAGGTGGAGGTTTACGGTAAACAAATCGAATGTCACTACTTGATTCACCATCAATTAAATCAGCAGTAAATCCAAGTTGCGCCATACGCTGTGCTACATTCAACTCTTGCTCATCACGGCGTAATCGAGTAATTTCATCCTCTTCTTCGTTTGGATAAAGCGTGAGTTTCCAATCATGCACACCCATTTGCTTCAACATTTTAGGGAATAATACATCGGTGTAGGTTTTTTGTCCAAACTCAACAGCACGATTTGTTACAAGAATTTGCATACCCTCGTTACTCAATCCACCGGCTTTTCCACTATCAACCATAAAGACACTTGACACACCAAAGTAAGCGGCGATACGATTGCGTATTTCATCACGAACAGCGATGTATTGCATCTCTTCTAAGGTGTCCATAAATTTAATCCAATTTACACCACCACGACCGGTATTGCTTTCAATACCAACTTTAGGAATATAGTGCGGGTCACGCTCCATTTTTTCATCAACAGATTTCCAAAAAGATTTCATTGATTCAAGGTTATCAGTAGTAACTGAAATAATACCCTTTGGCATTCGTCGCTTTTGATAAGCAGTGTACATGTAGTTATCCATTGCTGTCAATGTCATGGCTTGTCGCCACATAGTGTTGACAGGTGAACGACCGTATAGTTTAGACGGATTGTATTTACTCAAATGAATTACTTCTCCTTCAATGAAATACTGTGTTTTACCGCTACCTGCCATATTGACATAGTGTACATCATGTAAATCACTACCACATATTTCACAGGTATCACTTTCAGCGTGTGTCTTTACTTGGTCCCTATGGATTCGACAAACTTTGTATCGCCCACCACGAACACCACGCTTATCGGCAACAATACGCATGAAGATAGGGTCGCCACGAATCATTTCTTTGACACGGAAAAAGGCTACTTCTTTTGATTCGGGGTCAATGTAATACTCTTTTACAAGTATCAAAAACGCATCATCCACAATATTAAGGTCGTTTTCTATTTCATTAAGAATATGAATGAATGCTTGGTCCATACTATTTTCTTGATTGAGTAACCATTTAACATATGTTAGTTCATCATGGTCGGGGTCACGCACTTGACCTTGACATACACCACAAACCTCAACATCATGTTGATATTCTTCACCACACTCTATGCATTTTTTGTGAAATCGCTTTTCAAAATAATGCCCTCTTCGGAACATTTCTTGTCGAATTTTTGAAAGTACTGTTCTTAGAATTAAACATTCTGTGCTTACAGCATACAAAGCAGGTATGGTAATACCTTGCGCCATTACAGGTTCTTGAATACCGCTTGTCCAAAGCGGCATGGTAGGAGTTGGGGATTGCTTACGCTTGAATGGTTTTCCAAGTGCGCTCAAAAATCGGCTTATTCTACTGTCATCGTCTGCCATTACAATCCCTCCGCAAATCCACCTATGGTATCAGCATCCAAGCCCCACTTAGACAAGAGGTTGTCGGCCTTCTTTTTATCATCTTTCCAATTATTGAAGGTAACAAGTTTTTGTAATTCGTCTTTTCTCAACTTATCCTTTGAGTCAATATACGATAAAACAGCCTTTGCCTGTAACGATTTCATTTGTAAGTGTGGTAAAATACCTTTGAGTAAATTCCGTAAATCGTCTTTTGACTGAAATACAAGACGATGAAGACTCCGATTACTATTTTTATGCACTTTTTGATTAAGAACTAAACGCCCACATCCAAGAGCCTTATGCAGACTTTCACATTGGTCCCTACCTCTATCACCAGTTGCTACAAAAGTTGCTCTTGGTTCACCTCTTTCACTGATAAATATACTACCATCAGCATCAAGAAAACCTGCGGCGTAAGCCCAAATGTCTTTGATAATCAAACCGTGTGTACCCATTTTTACAAACATACCACGGCTATGACCTCGGTAAATATCTAATTCTTCACCGTACATTTTGATAAGCATACCAACTTTACTAGGTGTAATTGACTTATGTAAGACACCTACACCACGGCGAACAATTTCACGGCTACTCAATTCACCGTTTTCATCAAGTTGCTTTGAGATAAATTCCAATGTTGTTTTGTCGTCTTTTGAAATAGAATCAATTTGGTGTAATGTACCTCTCCACATTTTTTGAGCATCTTTACGCATTTGCATAGCATCTACCCAATTTTGTTGTTCTTCTACACCCCAATCATTTATTTCGTTTAACATAGTAAGTACTGATGTTGCCTTTAGAAACATTTGACAAGCCTGTTGAAGTCCTGTACTTCTTGACTCGCCAAACTTTCGCAGTGATTTTAATGAACGGTCATTTAATCCCATGTAGCGAATAGTGTCTTGCAATCCATCACTCCATGATAAATTGTTAATTGTTGCCTCAACCTCCATTGCTTTTATGGTTCTTACATCATCTATAATAGCATCAATCATATCTCGATTGCTTTTGTCGTTTCTTCGCATTTTACGACACATGCGAATTATTGAGTCAGCATCTTTACCGTATGTTGACTCAAGCCACCCATCACCGTTTTTAGAAAAATTGTATGATTTTATTTCCTCATTAACAAACAAACTTGATTCTTTTTTGACTGGTACAGACTTATGTACATAATCGGGATGTTGAGTGAGAGTGTTGTACACACTTTTTGTAAAATCGTCACCAACAATAGCGGGTGCATCATACACATCACCTACGATAGCACTGCCCCACATATTGACTACCTCATTGTCCTATCATTTAGTCCTTACCACCAAAACGCTCTTTACAATCGTAGGTTTACCTCCGACTCCTTGCTTCTTACTTCGCTTACGCTTTGTAGCGGCTCGTTTTTGACCTTCACTCATAGAGCCACTGGTCTTAGGAGTTTTACTGCTGACCTTGACACTTGGTCTGCACTTTGGATAACCTTTACTTGAAGTCTTAGCCTTTGACCTACCACATGGAGGATGCTTACCGTCTTTGTCCTTGCGTGATACATCGACCCACTTTTCCTTGAACCAACGATTTAAGTTCTTTACAATAAGAACATCATGACAGCAAGAACAGCGTGTCATTCAAAGAACACCGACCATTTTCTTAATGTTTTTTTGCTTATCAATAAGAGCGTAACACGGACACTTTGGAGAAGATGCAGAACACTGCATAACTCCTTTAATCATACAAACACACGGTGTTTTTTCTGTTCCGCCGCAACAACAAGATTTTCTTTTAAGTTTCATTTTTTCTTACCCCCTTTCTTTTTTCCTTTGAATTTACCACGACAGTATTGTACAGCCCATCCATTTGCATATGCTGATGGATAAACTTTGAACTTACGCTTTGCCGCCGCTTTACCAGCAGGGCATAGTTTCTTTTCTAAAAAATCAAAGGCACTATCCATACCTACACAGTGACCGCAATCGCAACTCATGTCATTCACCTTTCAAAAATCGCCAAGCATCATCCATTTTCTTTTTATCATCGGGGTCAGCGGTGTGTTCCGGCGACTTAGGCGGCTTACCACCAAGTGCAATTACAACAACCATACCTTTCTTTTTCTTTTTATCATCTTCTTTCATTTTAAAATCCCCATTCATTAAACGGATAAATCATGGCACTAACCACCCATCACCCGGTTTATTATTACGATGTGGCATACCACCGATGTACTCATCGAGTCCCGGTAGTATATCATCGAGTAGTTGCACTGAACCTTTGAACTCCTTTGTTCCCCAGTTCGCTAAAGCAAGTGCCATTGCTAAGTCATCGTGAGTACCCACCGATTCAAGTCGCCCATTCTTTTGCATACCAAATCGGTTGAGTTCTTCTTCTAATTTATGTGTGAATGTACGACTTCGCTCATCACCATACGGTAATTGAATTTGTCCTTGTTCAAACGCCATCAGCAAAGACATGAACATGCTTTCTTTGCGTTGGCGTGTTGTCATAAAGGTGCGAATAGGAATATCGTTTCTCATGTCTTGAAGTTCTGCGGCAAACATTCGCTGAAAGTTGTTACCTTCAAGTTCAATCAAATCCGGCTGGAAACGGTTGTTAAGAGTAAGAATATGTTTTTTCTGTGCCAATCCACCTAATCCCTTTTCATGCACAACACCGACGATTTGCTTTACATTATCACCGGGTGGTGTACGAAGCACAAGCATGGCTGTGTAGTCAGCGTTCTTATCCGAAGCAATTGCTGTGTCCCATCCGATAAAGTGTTGACCAAATACACCAGCGGGATTACCCTCTTCGTCGTATTCGGTTTCGGCTTTGTCAAGTAACACTAAGTCAGTATTGCGGGCTTCTTGTAAAATAGTTGCAGGAAACATACTCGCAACATCGTGAATAGGTTCACACAAGTATTCACGGCTGAATTGTATAGCGGGCATTGACATACGCCGTTGTTCAAGTGCTTCAAGGTTCCACCGTTCCGGCCAAAGAGCGTTACCCTCACCGTCAATGGCAGGATATGTTTCGACACGGAATGTTTCTTTTTCTTCTAATTCAGCGTACAAATCGTTGTAACTGAACGGTGTACCTACCATCATCAAACGAGATGAGTGGTGCAGAACCGGGAGTAGAACACCATAGAACCAGTCAGCGGCTCGCTGTAGTTCTCCACCGGTTGTACCCCAAAGAATATCGTCGCATACTACCACATCGGGGTGGAAACCACGAGTTGCACCACCAACCGACTTAGCCATTAGACGGCTACCGTTGGTGAACTCAAAGTAAGACTTAGCCCACGGTCGGCCACCTTCGGGTTTTAGGTGTCGCAGAATGTCAGCACTCTCAATGTTATTGCGGATAAATCGCATGTGTTCAAGTGTCTGTTCAAGAGAGTGAGAAAAAATCATGATGTGTGTTCCGGGTTTGAATGCGGCTATCCAAAGAGCATAGGCCATAAACAAAGTGGACTTACCGTGGTCACGACTTGCTTTAACACAGTAGTAACGGTGTTCGTTTAGTCCTGTTTCCCATGATTCATGGTGATGACTGTAATGAAAGCCCAGTATTTCTGTAAAGAAGTACTTGAATGACTTTGCCGCCATTTTGCTATCCATTTCTTGGATAAACGCATTCATTTCATCTCCCATACTATCAACTCAATTTTAAGTACATTAGTGCTGATACTGCGCCAATTTCATGTGGAGACATTTTGTACACCATGTCCGGTCCAAGTTTATCGAATAGAGTGTCAACGAATGCATTGGCTATAGGCCAACCCCCTTGTTCTTCTACAGATACAAACTTATTAGGCATACGATTACCGGGTTGTCTTTGCGCATGAGTATAATCTTGCTCTTTATAATTCGGGTGGCCGGGTTGAAGCACACCCTCTTCGGAAGCAGTTCCCACTGATTGCATACCACCAAGTAGTTCAACAGCATCATCTCTTGACATCGGTGAGTTGCTAAGTAGTTGTTGTGAGTAGGGTACAGAATATTGCGACGGTGTATGTACTTGCTGTACTTGCTGTGGTTGCTGTACTTGCTGTGGTTGCTGTGGTTGCGATAAACCCATATTTGGTGGAGTTGCAGTTGATACTGGTGGTTGAGGCATTGTTGGTGGAATTGCGGTTGATACTGGCGGTGATGATGATGGGATTTGATTTACCATATTAACCGCACCTGTTCCCATGCCAAATTGTTGAGGTGCTACAGGTGCAGGTGCAGGTGCTACAGGTGCAGGTGCAGGTGCTACAGGTGCAGGTGCAGGTGCTTGCTGTGCAAGTGCATTAGGACCGATACCTAAATTATTGACTTGTTGTTTTACTTTTTCTTGTTGCTGATTTGATATTGGTACACCTGTAAAATGTGTATTTTGAGTTACATTAGGTGCAGGGGCGGCTTGAGTAGGTGCTACGGCGACTGGTAAAGGTACAGGTCCGGCAGGTGCAGGTGGTGGACCGGTTAAACCTAATTGTTTTTGTCTTATTTTAGCCATAGGCGGTGATTGATTACTAAATTGAGGTTGTCTTAATTTAGGGTCATTTGCGGCCCCACCTGCGGCTGGTAAAGGTATAGATGTTACACCTACTTGATTTTCTTTTCTACCTTCTATTTTTTCAGCAATTTTTGGACTCATTGTTGCTGTAGGGTCAAGCCCTTGATAAGTAACTCCCGCTTGAAATGGTGCGCCTATGTTTCCACCTTGCATTGCTTCTGCGGTTTGTTGAGCAGTAGCCGCCATTGCCCCGACTTTACCAGCCATTCCAGCAAGTCCTCTAAGTCTTCCACCTATACCAACTTTAGTGCCGGGCTTAGTACCTTTTCCCTTAAAAGCATCATACATCTGTCCAAATGTAGGTTTTGTACCACCACCTACAAGTTGTTGTACTGCAATTTCTTTTCTAATTAAAACATTATTTGATAAAGTAAGTTTTGATTTTACCAATACATTCTTTGACATTATATCACCTCATATTGGTTTTGATAACCTTGACAACCTTTGCATCTACATTGTAAGACTTAGCGATGTTATGCCAATCTCCCATTGTTTGGTTGATTGTCACCACTTCACTTGCGGTCAGCCCGACATGTTTCGCCAGTGTGTGTGGACTGTTAAGATTACTGTTAATTTTAATCCCGTCAAAACCCGCTTCTTCTTGTTGTATTCTTTCTAATGCTTTCATCACTCTATCCATGACTGGTAGATGTGCATCCTCGGCTTTCATGTACTGTGAAAGTAATTGTTGTCGTGGGTCGGAAAGCGAGCGTTGCGCTCTTGCTTCAATTGGTGTAAGTTCCGGTGTAGGTGCTGGACTGGCTCGACCTGCGCCACCAGCCTCAAGCATTTGGCGAAAGTTTTGCGGTTCCATTCCACCAATTCTTGGGCGGGCTTCTTGAAATCCTTGATGTAAAGGAATAGCCGGTGGTCCTTGAGGGACTACACCAACTCTTTGAGGGGGTGTCCCGCCGGTTGAAGGCGGTGAAGGAACCGAAGGACTTACGGTAGTAGCGGAGGTAAGTCCATCCGGCGGGACTGGCAAAGAACTTGCATCAGCAAAGTCATTGATTCCATGAAGGTAGGCATCCATGTGTGGCTCAAGTGCCACATCCTCACCTTCTACGGGATAATTAGCAAAAGTCATACCTTGCATTGGTTTTGTGTTAATATCACCAAGTGCCATTTTTACAGGATGTCCCTGTGCTTGGGATTGATGGTCGGCCAACGCTTCAATGATACCACGGAATCGGTCAACTTGACCCATAAGGTTTTCATTGTAATTAACATTAAAAGCATTTAATTCTTCTGCGGTAATAGGATGTGTACCAATTTTACTTCTTTCGGGGTCATCTTCATCAACACCGGATTTATGTGCAAGAGCCATCAATCGAGCCGCTGATAAATGCCTACCTTTACCACCACCAGCACCGGGTTTGAAAAACTGCTTGTGTTGGTCGTAAGACAAACCTTCTTCACCAGCACCGTGTATTTCCATTAAACGGTTAAATTGTTTTTTGAAATTACCTTGATTACTTCGACCAAATAAAAACATCATTGCCGGAACATGAGCCATGTCTTCAATCAATTTTCTTTTCATTGCAGGGTCTTGTAAAATCTCACGAAGAGGGCGTTGAATCATTTCGGGGCTACCCATTGTTCCAATGTTAATTGTTGCAGGGACATCGGGAATGTTTTCAATACCACTTTCTAATGCTTTATCAATTGCTCTTTCAGCCATTGAGTATAACCCTGCTTCTTGGTCCCAATTTTGTTTTCCACCGGTTTTTGTACCGTGTACATCAACATGGGGATAATACATAATGTCGGGTAAGTGGTGGGCAACTGAATGGGTAAACACTGGTGTTTGCTCACTAAAGTAATCATCGGGCGCACCTGCCATTTGTTTTGGTGATATTTCAGCAGGGTGTTCTTGATATGAAGGCTCAACTCGACCTTGAGGGGCCATTTCACGAGCGTAAATGTATGGTTTTTGAACAAAAGAGAGTTGTTTTGATACATCAAAAGGTAAACCGTATTCGTCTTCAAGGATATGTTGCAGTTCATCATTAAAAGGAATAGCCCCCGATTCTACAAAACGACCCATCGGCCCATCAATGTTTTTATTTGTATAATGAGTAATTAAAGTATTATTTTTTGTTTTGGTTGCTCGGTCGGACATCTCTCGTGTACTACCACCGGGAGGTAGCATACTTGCTCTAATTTTTCTCCAAGCCATACTTTCAAAAGGTGGTAAGTAATGGTCGCCCTGTGTTAAATCGTCTAAACCCTTGTGACTTGTATGATTTTTATTAAAATTAGTAATCGCTTGATTGATAATATCTACAGGATTAGCGTCTTTCTTATATTTTTTCAAAAACCAACCCAAACGAGTAACAGCCGCATCAATACCGTGTTGGTAACTACCTACAGAAGTAACCCAATGACGCTCACCATGCTCGCCGCTTTGCCATTCACCGGGTATAATACCCCCATGACCATCATGTGCAAAAGCGGGTATGTCTTCTTCTGTGGGTGGTGTAAATGCGGTTGCGGGTGGATTACGAATCATTGTAGAGCCGTGTTCCGGTGTATGGGCTGTCATACCCCATGCTTTTCGGATTAAACGACCCTTGACAAAAATCATCCGAAATGCCCCCGCTTATCGGATAAGTAACCCGCAGGGTCAAGTCCTAAGCGGCTTGAATTAGTTTCAAGGTTTTGAATAGGACCATCGTTTTTCTCATCCTCGTCTTCATTTTGCTGAACACCAGCAGGGTGAGCAGGGACAGCACCCTCTTCAAACGCAGAAGCAGTACCCGCTTTCTTCATACTTGCTTTTGCTTTTGCTCGCTGTGCTTCAATCAACATACGCATTAACGCAAGCATTTCTGTTCTACGGGCATGGCGATTTGATTTGAGTAGTTCACTTTCTGTGCGCTCGTCACTCATCATTATAGAAGACGACGGTGCTGGCATACTCGGAACACTACTCATTGGTGGGGCCATTTGAGGCATAGACGGCATTTGCGGAGTTCGCATCCGTGGCATCCGTGGCATACGAGGTCGGCGTAGTCTTTGCAAAGCCGGTTGTCGCATTTGGCCGGATTGACCCGGTAGTAGTCCAGTCAAGCGGCCACCGCCAGTTGGTCCAGCAGTGAATGACCTTGCGCTGTGTCGAGCGTGTGGAGAATAAGTTGTTCGGACATTACCAAGTATTTTCTTTGCTTCTTGTTGTCCCATGTATTGACGATACTTCTGTGGGTCTTTACTCATCGGTTGCTTGGTAGCAATACCACGGTGGCTCATTTCAACAGCCAAGTGGGGTTTCATCAATCCGGTTTTCTTACCACCTTTGATACCACGCATGTGCGCTCGGAAACGACGCATGGTTGCACCAACAGGGGATTGACCGCCGGGTGGTCTTTTGAATTGTCCAGTTGAAGGGCGGAACTCTCTTCGCTTTTCACGGCGACGGCGACCTTCAATAGTCCCACGAGTTTCACGCTTGAGTAGCGAACTCCAAGCACTATCCATCGGTTCGCCTGTTCTTACGGCTGAATTACCCGTACCCATTGCTGAACCTGTACCTGTCTTTGCACCAGTGGCTAAGTCAAGTAAATGTCCACGACTACCAGCCGGTCCACCTTGAAGACCTATCTCACGCTCATCATCACGCTTGTTACCGTCATCAAGTCCGGGTTCTGTTTCCAATCCCGGTCCTTGACCTAAACCTTGATTCGGTTTGATTTTAATGTGTTTAATTTTTTTGGCTTTTTTCTTAGCCTCTTCTTCTTTGAGTTTTTTTGCTTCTGCCCGCTTTTCATTGTCTTCGGGCGAAGTAGGGTTGTACTTACTTTCGTCTTCATTAGCAGACGAATACATTTGAGATGATTCACTACGGGGTGCGTACATCCGTGTGTCCGAACCTCTCCCCATAACCATCATTCCACCCCCATATTTTCTTCAAGTTGCTTTTTGATACGAGTCCAAGTTTCCGGGCTTTCTTTACTTAATTCAATTTGCAATACATTGATTGTTTGATTAACCTGCTGTCCGTCGCTTTGCGGCCCCCATTGGTCCTCGAAGCGTAACAAGTCTTTGACAGTTTCCCGTACTTCTTTATGCAAGATAACCGCATCTCTTACAAATCCATCCTCATGAACACTACCTTCATCAAGCAATTCGCTAAGTTTATGATTTAGTTTTTGAGCGTTTGAACGAAGTAGTTCTATTTCACGACCAGCCGTAAGTGCTACTTCAAGTGCCGCTGTTTTTTGCACTAATGGTTGAAAGTGATTTTTCATGTGGTTGTAAACAACACTTTCCGGTATTTCAAGTGCAGTAGCAATAGCATCAGTAGAACCACCGTTGTTGAAAAACTCAAACTCGTAATCAGCACGATTAGGTGAAGCGCATACAGGACATGAAGGATTAGCCGCTAAGTGATATTCACCCATGTGGTTACGAAAATGCCGGTCAGCAGTATTGGCTCGCCAACCCATGTTTTTATCCATTTCTTTTGGTGTAACATGTCCGTTTAGAAGTTGTTCTTCTAACTCATCACGGTCTTCATGAACACATAGACGACAAGAGCGTTTTACTACTCGCTCACCGCCCTCCATGCCACGCTTACGCAACACCCTTAGAAAACAGTTATGGTTAAAGTAATGTTCGCAAGAATCATGTGGCGGGTTAAAAGAGTAGCAGGTGTACCTCTTAGTAAAGAGTCAATTCGTAGTCTTACTCAAGCGGCTAAAGATATAGCAAAAGGTGAATACGCACCACCTACTTTAGTAAAAGAAAGAGTTCGTATTTGTCACACATGTCCTCACGGTGGAACACGATGTAACCTATGCGGTTGTTTTGTAAATTCTAAAACAGCATTGCTTAATTCACAATGCCCAATACACAAGTGGCCGTCAGCGAGTGATGCGGGAATAAGCACCAGTGAGCATAAGGAAACTGGCAAACAAACCAACGAGATAGTATGATACACTCGCAGATGACATTGAGCCACCTTTGAAAATAAGTATCATACTCATAACAACTATGACTGATATTAGTTGTACCATAATCATGTCAATAATGACACTTCGGTTAGGGTTTAGCATATCAAGCGTGGTAGCGGCAAAAGAGTTTGGTATATATCCTGTGTAATCGTGCGGTCTATTCATTTATTTCACCTCATTCCCATAAAACTGCGACCAAGGCTACCTAAGCCTCCGCCGACTTTCTCCATTACACCTTCATTAGCAAGAGCCGCTGAAAGTGCGCCGCCCATCATAGATTGTTGAGCAAAAGCGGCTAATTGTTGTTGCTCCATTTCTGTTTGATTTACTGTTTGTTGTGCCGATGCTTGAAGAGTAGAAAATTGACCTGCTACATTTTCAGCACTTAGTGTTTGTAGATTTTGCGGGAGAGAAGTAACATCCATTTTCATGCTACCATTTTCTTCATCAACCACAAAAGTAGCATTACGCAATACTTCAACTACACTAAAACTTACAAGTGTACTTAGCATTTCAACGAGTGTACCCATCTGTGGACTAGCAACATAACGCTCAATAGGTGATATACCACGCAAAAGCATAATTTGTATTTCAAGTTCACTGGGTGGAGTCATTGGTTGTTGAGCAAATTGATTTTGTTGACCACCAAACATACCTTGCATAAACGGTGATTGACTTGCCGCCATTGTCTGTTGATTAGCCCATGGATTTTGACTTTGTACAGCCATTGGCCCTTGTTGTCCTTGTACACCTAAATTAAGCGCACCGTTATTCATTGGTGCTTTATTTCCGCCTAAACCTAGCATCTCACTCACCTACTCCAATACTTTCTTGCTCAAGAGGGTTTTGATTGAGAGTTTGATTGACTTGTTGTTGTACAAGTGCTTGGAATGCGGGTGTTGCTTGCTGTTCCATAGCCAATTCATGTTGAAATATACGCAAGTCAAATGAAATAGTCGTAATGTCGTTTTGACCTGTTAATGGGTTATTGTAATGATTTACGCTAATTCCTTTTGTTTTACGAGCATCTTTTTCTAATTCAGCGAAAAATGGCTCGTATTTTTTCAACATTGTAGGGGTAGGGTCTTTTTTAGCCACAGCCGCAACAGGTACAGTTACAATAGAAACTCCTTGTTTTACTCTATCTCGCAAGCGTCTTGGATTTGCTTGATGAATACGGTCTTCTTCTGCCTCCCACTTGCACAGTAAATGATACAGATGCATATGTTCGGGGCAATATGTACCTCGCATTTTACGACCACTGGTAACTTTATCCAGTGCTACAAAAGCCTCCGGTTCACCAGTAACAGGATTTTGCCAATACATTTCCCAAAGAGAACGCCCTGTGTCTTCATCTGTAATTTTTGCATACAGATTATCATGTTGTATAAGTACGGAACAGTCACATCCATCAATTACACAAACATGTGATTGTTTATTGTAGTTATATTTTCTACCAAAAAGCCATCGAACAGGGTTAAAGATACTACGCTTTGATGGAGTAAGAAGTTTATACGCTTGCCTAATGTCTTTACGACGAGCCTTTTGAGGGTCGGGATGACGACTTGGATAAAAATTAACTTTAGGAACTTGCAAGTTATTTTCACTTGCGGCGGCTTGCATTGCTTCTTGAGCCGTAGCCTGTTCCATCAATGCCGCATAAGACAAGGTATCGTTACCTTGTTGACTTAACGCCATTAAATGCGCTTGATTAACATTACCAAGATTGGCTTGCTGTTGATTAAATTGTGGCATCATATTTTATCACCTTTTATTGCTTTTAAATAGAAACCTTGTTCAGTGCTACCACAAAGTTCCCATTTAATTTTATCTCCTGCTGATAGTTGTAATAATTCTGCCATTGCATTTGGTATAACAGTTCTTACACACTTACTTTTTTTATTTACTGCAATTACCGTTGTTACTTTGTTTAACATAATATCATCTCATGTGGTCAATAAATCTATCATTGTTTCTTCAACATTCCATCCTATACGAGTTGCCATAAAGGAACGGCGTGTGGGTATGCCCGCTTTTTGTAACCGAATTAAATCATCTCGGAATGCATCGAATATTTTGTGTTCACCAATTCTACTTTGTTGCCACAGCATTGCGGCATTTTCATCGAAGAAACGGTCTGCTTTATTTGCTACAAGCATAACTAAGCGTGGTGAATATTTTTTACCTTTCCATCGACTTTTAAAAGTGCGATATCGGTATGTACGGTTAATCAAGCAATCGACAAGATATTTGAAGCCAGCAATTTGTTGTAATGCTTCTTGCCCGCCTTTTATTGCTCGGTCGTCAAAAACAAAAACAACTGCTTCTACTTGACGGGCAACCATATCATCAATCCATAAATTCCAAAAACGCTCTTGTCCACCTATATCGGATGAATACACAACTCGCTTTTGCCCTTTCCAAGAGATACGCTTACGGGTTGCTTTCGGCATCATGTACCGACCAAGTAATTTCATGTGTGATGTTCTTTCTTCATCACCAATTTCATCCATTTCACCCGGAGTTGTCATGTAACGGTCAAGTGTTGTTTTACCTACCATTGCCGCACCATATATACCTACACGGCGTGGTCGCCAAGAATTGTATAAGGATTGACCAAATACAGCCGCACCTACAAGAGCAGAACCAGCAGGGTCAACCATTTATCCCACTCCATATCCAATCTGCAAAACTTTGCACTTTATCCCAAAACCATTCTACAGTATTAGTCCAAAAAGACTCACCTGTAGATAGTTCCCAAAGGCTAATAGATAAAGCAGTAATAAAACAAAAAAGAATTGTTCTTAACCACCCTACACCTTTTTCATAATATGTATCAAGAGTGTTTTGAGTGTGCATGGCACGAAGTGTAGCCTCGGTAGAATCATCAGTGGGTGTTTTAAAAATACGACCCATTTAATCACCTCACTTCTTTTTTGTCTCTTTAGGCTCGTCTTCTTCTTTTATTCCGAGGTTAATTGGTTGTTTAACTTCTGCTTCATGATTTGGAATACCGGGGTTAAATTTCTCACTGTCGTATTGCGATACAATTGAAGGTGAGCCGCCCGGAACACCCCAACTTGGAGGCATTTTACCCGGATTTTGCTCCATCCAGCGTAATTCTTGTTCAAGTTGCGCTTCTTGCATACGCATTTCCATGTCATTGCGTCTATTATCAAAACTTAGTTGCATTTGGCGGTATCGGTCTTGTCTGTTCTTTTCTAACGAAGTTGCTCGTACTCTTTCTTGCATATTCTGTTCAAAGAACATTTTAAAGAAGTAATACGCTATACCTTGTACAAAAAATGCCGCCATTGCGTATGTAAATCCGTTTAACATAGGAGTATCGCTGATTAACCATAATTTTGCATCAAAAACACCAATTGCTATTCCAACTAAGGCCGATTGAGCCAAAATTAGCCCCATCAGTCGTATTTCCGCATCCGATTCTTGCCTGTTACCTTGCATGTTGCTCACCATAGGTCAATTGAGAAGCCAATATAACTCTTTCGCCATTATTATCATGTTTATCATAATATCAATCAAAATAATGAGTAATATTAGTATATATTTAGTGTAGGGGGTAAAAATGAGAAACATTAGTCAATTTATTGACAATCGTTTTGATAATAATGATAATTATGATAATTATAGAAGGGTTCCTTTGTCCTTGAAATGCCTTGCTCGGTTGGTATGAGGGTCTTCGGGAACGATAGTGTGCTGGCTGGTGTGGCTCATGTCCGGTCCACCTTGTCCCATGATGTGTCGTCGTCGGCGTTCACGGTTAAGTTCCTCTCGATACTTCACACGCTCCGGGCTGGACTCGTACTTTTTGTCGTACTCCAACTTATGACGCTTGGCTTCGGGGCTAACACGCTCTTTGAGTAATTGCATAGCAATCTCCATTGGTTCGCTACGGGTAAAGCCTGTTTTTTCATTGTACGGCATATTATAAAACGATGGGGCGGTGGTTATTTCTCCTGTTTCATCGGGTAAAGATACTGTATTAAGATGTAAAGGTACTTCTTTACCACTTAAAGCCGCTACATCAATAATATCTTTAACAGGTGAACCATCGGGATGTTTTTCCGAGCGAAAACGATTTATTAAATTTTCATCTGCAAACTCACTTCCAAGTGTTTTACTTTGTTTGGGTAGTCCTTGCCACCATGGGCCAAACTCACCGGGTTCGTATTTACCGGACATGTAAGCATCATGGTATGCTTGTGATACATCATGTGCTTGGTCTACAAGAGATTTATCCGGTATATCCTCTATATTATAATCACTATCCAGTTTAATACCATGACGAGTACCTATTCCACGAGTGCGTGATAATGATTCCATGTGTCCGGGGTGGACTTCGGGTGGTGCTTCTCCAAACATTTCTTGATAAGTTTGTCTTGGTACATCGTCATTGTACAAATCATCATCATCATAATCATCAGCAAGTCCTTTTTTTTCCTTTAACAACCGCATAGCAATGTTCATTGGTTCGCTTTTATTCGTCAATATACCTATTGCCTTTTGATAACGCTTTGCTAAACTTTCATTTGGGTTGTTCTTTAGATTAGAATGTAAATCAGC